AATGCGTCCTGATAGTATTCCACGTATGGCAGCTTTTATCAGTATTATTAGACCCGGAAAAGCACACTTGCAAAATCGCCCTTGGGCAGAGGTGTTTGAATCAGTATGGAATGGCGATGACAGTCGAGGATACACATTCAAAAAAGCACACGCTGTAAGTTACGCGGCTTTGGTAGCACTACACATGAATTTGCTCAATCAATCCGTCGGACCAGGGTAATTGATTTACGTTTTGATTTTTTTCTAGCAATATCAATCAAACTACAAGCTGGCCCGTACAATATCTCTAAATCTTTGTTGACAAAGGTTTTTAAATATTCTTTAAACGGATCCCATTCGCTTTTTAGAAATATGTTGATGGGAATTGATCTGTTGCTTTCCCACCACCAAACGTTGGCCAATTCTAAAAATTGACGCTTTTGCTCTAGATCTTGTATACTACCAAAGTCGTAAATTGTGGTAATGGCATCGTCTTTGTTCTGAATGATTCCAACATATTCCGTAGAAGCATAGACACATAAAGTGATAAAAGGGTACTTGTCAGCAAGTTTTGAGAAGATGTCATTGCCCATAAATATTGTTAGAGGATTCCTATGTATTCGACCACGGCGTATTTATATCAACAAAAGACCAGAGTATTAATGATTGACACCGGTGGTGCATACTTTACTATGAGGTACGACCCTGTGTACGCAAAAAAACTAACCATAAACAAAGGTGTTGATAATGTCATATTATTTGAGTTTATCAACCAAGACCAAAAACCTGTAAACATCACAGGTAGCACATTGGTATTCCGCTTGATCAGTCAAGACGGTATAGAGCTAATGAATGCCACAGAAATGGTGATTATCAATGCTCAGGTCGGACGTGCCAAAGTTACCCTGACAGCCGATGCATTGAACTATATTCAGGCACAACCAGCAAACTACAGTATTAGTCGTCGATCTGGTAATTTAACAGAAGCAGTGTTTACTGATGCACAAGCTGGTGCCAATGCTCCTGTGGACATTGTGGATAGCATTTATCCAGAATTTGTGCCCAGCGCAGAGCTCACTATACCCACAACTGACCTAACAGCACAGGCCAGCTACGGTGGATCCAGTTCCAGCAACTATCCAGATTGGGCATTGCAAGGTGGAGCACCAATCAACAACTACAGTCCTTATCAATCCACTGAATTTTATTCAAGTTTTGTTGAACCACAAAGTGCCATTACCACTATTCAATTTGATTTGATTGGATACACAGGCACTATCAAAGCACAGGCTGCTGAAAACTATCAAAGTATATTTTACAACATTTCAGATTCAACACAGTATCTGAATCGAACCGGCACAGTGGCAATGACCATTGTGGGGTGGCATCCTTTGATTAGATTAGCATTCAACAACTCAATTTATACCACTGGTGAAAACGGCAACATGGTCATGGGCTATTCTGGACAGGCCACTGCCACAGTTGCAGACGGTGTGGTCACAGGCATCAGCATTGTAAATGCAGGACAAGGATACCAGGCTGCTCCATTGATTGAAATTGTGGGAGAAGGCGCAGGTGCTTCAGCTGTGGCCACAGTAGCCAATGGACAAATTGCCAGTATCTCTGTGGTCACAGGCGGGTCAGGATATCGACCTGTACCGCCCACAATGTCAGCTGCACAAGTTATTATCTCGACCGGACACGTAGTTAATTTAAAGTACCGTTGATTCATCAATAATTACTAGATGAAATTCAAAAAAATTGTTGGCTTTGGTGACTCGTGGATGTTTGGAGACGAGTTACTGGATGCTGAATACGCCAAAACTAACAACTTAGCACACGCCGGGGACACACAAAATATTCCCTATAGACAACGCCATTGTTTTTTGGGATTGTTAGGCAAACACTACAATGTGCCTACGGAAAATTTTGGCATCCCAGGCGGGAGCCTGCAAAGCACTGTTTGGACTTTTTTAAAATGGTTTAGTACCTCCGACACTCCAGAAGATGCATTGATTTTGATAGGATTGACCGAAGCAGATCGTTTTAGTCTTTGGGACCCACGGGGATCAAATGAAGATCGTAAAATGGTTCATAGCACCTGGGCCGAAGCTGGCGCCAATGAAGTTCCTGCGGATTTTCGACCGTTATTAAAGCAACAAATAGTTTTGACCATATGCGATCAACTTCGCGAGCTAAATTATTATCAAACCGCATTGTTGTTTGATGGAGTAGCATCAAGAAATAATCTAAAACTTCTACAGTTTAATGTAGCTGATAGTCCAATCAAGTTAACAAATGTTCCAACACTGTTGAACCAAGAATTTTCATTGACTCGGTGGTTTGTACAAGAAATACAAGCCGATCATGGCCGAAAATACATACACCAAAATGGACATCCCAACGAGATAGGGCATATTTTGATAAGAGATCGCTTGATTTCTCAAATAGATTCCTGTACAATGTATGAATGCTAGACATTCTTGCTTACTTACCCTCTAAACGTAAAACATCAAGTTCGGGCTGGATCAGTTTTAATGCACCTTGCTGTGTACACAACGGTGAAAATTCGGACCGAAGATCACGTGGTGGATTAAAACTCAGTGAAGAAGGCTGGAGTTATCACTGTTTTAATTGTGGATATACTGCTAGTTTTGTATTGGGACGTAATTTAACATTTAAGGCTCGTAAGTTATTGTCATGGTTAAATGTGCCCAATGAAGAAATAGAACGTATCAATTTAGAAAGTCTCAGACACAAATCAATTACGGGTATTTTAGAATCTCGACAAGTTGCCGACGCCACAACAAATATCAAATTTGAAGAACAAGATTTGCCAGCAGATATGCAAGAATTGTCAGAGGGTGCAATAACATATTTGACCAATAGATGTGTCAGTCTTGATTATCCATTTTTGTTTAAGGACAAGCCACGTCCGGGCATTGTGATACCATTTACACATGAAAATCAAGTGGTGGGACATTGCGTTAGATTTTTAGATGACCGCACACCCAAGTACATCAATGATATACAACCGGGATATGTATTTGGTACAGATTTGCAACGTCACACATGGAACTCAGTGTTGGTAATGGAAGGTGTGTTTGATGCACTCAGCATCAGTGGACTGGCAGTGCTACACGCTGATGTCAATGATGCTCAAGTGCGTTTAATTCGGAGCCTAGGACGAGAAGTTGTTGTGGTACCCGATCAAGATTCAGCAGGCATGAAACTGGTAGATCGTGCAGTGGAACTAGGTTGGTCAGTGAGCATGCCCCAGTGGGGAGATGATGTCAAAGACGTAAACGATGCAGTGATTAAGTATGGCCGTTTAGGAACTTTGCTAACTATAATGCAGGCCCGAGAACACAGTAAAATAAAGATTGAATTAAAAAAGCGAACAATTTTAAAAAAACTACAACTCAATGATTGATAAAAATCCCAACAAAATTTTAGTTTATGGAATGCCGAGGACCGGCACAACTATACTACAACAACAAATTGCGCAAACATATAATTTGTACAATTTCTCGGAAGCATACACTCTTAACGCAATAGAGACTCACGGGGATATATACGTGTGGACCCGAGATCAATCTGATTGTGTGGTCAAGTTATTAACTACAAATATTATCAGTGGTATAGATATTTTTAAACTTATTGAGGTCAGTAACTTTGATACTATTGTGGTCACTGTGGGTCGAAATTCAGTGGATTCATGTGTTAGTTCATACTATGCTGAACGAGTAGCCAATCGATACCATTATTATATACACGAAACAGTAGAGACTCAAGAATTTACAATGGATCTTGATTTTGTTACAGGAGTTTGGTACCCTGAATATCAGGTCTTTGTCAAGACCTTGCAACAATTTATCGACAACAACATTAAGTATGTAACTGTAGACTACAACAACTATACGCAAAATATCAGTCAAGAAATCAATGGTATTAACTTTTCAATAGCTGAATGTGATACACATTTAATAAATTCCAGAATAAATTACCATGCACTATGTCGGAACTACACTGACGTAGAAAATTTAATCAACAACTTAACCAATTCACTATGTTAAAAGACTACGGACTTGATGTCCAAAAACTATTCCTAGAAATGATGTTGCAAGACGCATCCAGTTATGTGCGTGTGCAAAACATTTACAATGCTGAAAACTTTGATAGATCATTGCGCCCAGCAGCAGAGTTTATTGCTCAACACGTAAATGATTTTAAGACCATGCCTGTCACAGAACAAATTGCTGTTGCCACAGGCATCAAACTCAATCATATTCCAGACTTAAACGAAGATCACTTCAACTGGTTCATGGAACAGTTCGAATCATTTACCAAACGTCAAGAACTTGAACGTGCTATTCTTAAATCAGCAGACTTGCTGGAAAAGGGCGATTTTGATCCTGTAGAAAAATTGATCAAAGATGCAGTACAAATAAGTCTGACCAAGGACATGGGCACAGACTATTTTGATGATCCCAAACGCAGACTGGAAAAGTACTTTAGCTCAGGCGGCCAAGTGTCAACAGGTTGGCCCTCAGTGGACCGACTGTTGTATGGTGGGTTCAGTCGTGGCGAGCTGAACATTTTTGCCGGTGGCTCTGGGTCGGGTAAATCCTTGGTCATGATGAACATTGCCTTGAGTTGGCTACAACAGGGACTGTCGGGTGTTTATGTAAGTTTAGAACTTTCGGAAGAACTGTGTGCGTTGCGTACAGATGCTATGTTGGCAGGAATGAGTACAAAAGACATACGCCGAGACATGGATACCACTGAATTAAAGGTTAAATTATACAGTAAAAAGAGTGGCCAGTATCGTATCAAAGCTCTACCAGCACAATCAAATATCAATGACGTAAGAGCTTATTTAAAAGAAGTACAAGTACAAACTGGAATCAAAGTGGACTTTGTGATGGTCGACTACCTGGACTTGTTGATGCCTGTGTCGGCCAAAGTAAGTCCCAACGATTTGTTTGTAAAAGACAAGTATGTTTCTGAAGAATTACGTAATCTAGCAAAAGAATTAAATGTGTTGTTGGTCACAGCATCGCAGTTGAATCGTGGAGCGGTAGAAGAAGTGGAATTTGATCACAGTCATATTTCGGGTGGTATTTCAAAGATCAACACCGCAGACAACGTGTTTGGTATCTTTACAAGTCGTGCTATGAAAGAACGTGGACGCTATCAAATTCAGT